TTTACTTTCTATACTACCATTTGCAAAAGGTGGTATTATCGGAAATAAATTAGTAGGATTAGCACAAGGCGGAGTAATGCCAAGATACGCAAAAGGCGGAGTGGCAACACAACCTACTTACTTAGTTGGAGAAGGAAAGCAAAATGAAGCAGTAGTACCATTACCAGACAATAGAAGTATTCCAGTAGACTTAGGAAAAGGTACTGGAAATGAAAATAATGTATCTATCAATGTCAATATGGCAACTGGAAAAACAGATACTAAGTCAGACGCAGAAGACGGAAAACGATTAGGGGCGGCTATTAACGCAGCAGTAATGAATGAGATAGAAAAACAACAACGCCCAGGCGGAATGTTAGCACAAGGATAAGATATGGCAATAGGATTTGATGTAGGCGGCACACTCGGAGTAGTGGCACCAGATAAAGGATTTAGTAGAAATAATGAACCAAAAGTTCATATAGCAGAGTTTGGCGATGGCTATGAGCAAAGACTCGCACATGGTATTAATAATATTAAACAATCTTTTAGTGTATCATTTGCAAACAGACCAAAAGATGAGATAGATGATATAGTTGCTTTCTTTGAAAGTAAGAAAGGAGCAACTGCATTTAACTTTATTTTTTCTGATAGTAATGCAGGCGGTAATGAAGAAACAGTAAAAGTAGTTTGTGAAACTTGGGACCAAACTTGGGACTATGACGATTTTTATAGTCTATCAGCAACATTTAGAAGAATATACGAGGCATAATGGCAGATAAACCACTAGTAGAAGATTTTCAAAAACTTGACCCAGGCTCAGAACTGATACATCTCTATGAACTAGAGTATGAGAAAGGAGAGTTTGTATACTTTCATAGCGGATTAGAAGAAGATTTAAGTACTTTACATTTTAGAGACTATGACTCACCAAGTACAATTAGAGAGTATGTTGCACTACCTATAAAATCAGAAGGATTTGAAACAAAAAATGATGGTGCTATGGCAAGACCAAATATACTCATAGCAAATATAAATACAGTATTTAGCAATGCAATTGGAACATTAGACTACAACGATATCCTTGGATTAAAATTTATTCGTAGAACAACTCTGAAAAAATATCTAGATAATGGGTCTGGAAGCAGTTCAAACCCACCTACAGAATATCCTAGACAAGTCTGGGTTATGGATAGAATTAAGACAAGAAGCAAAAGTTATGTTCAAATAGAATTACTATCCCCATTTGATTTAGAGACTGCAAAAATACCTGCAAGAGTAATTTATGCAGATAGATGTTCATTTAAATATCAAGGCGCAAGTCCTCATTTAGACAGATGGAAAAGAGAACAAAGTGGGTGTAATTGGCATATAGAAGGAACAGTATATGGAGGCAGCACAGGTAATGGTGTTAAATTTACTGTATTCGTAAATGAAGATGATGAATATATAGTGCCTTCAACAACAAGTTTTATAACAGTAGGCTCCACAAGTTTTAGTGCTACAAAAGATGCTTATTATAGAAATACTAAAACTTCTGCAAGATTTAATGCAGATGGAGGCACTAGTAGTGTAACTGTAAGTAACTACTGGCAAGCAACAAAATCTGGAGTTCTTGGAACACCTTCAGATAGTAACTCTAATTATAAAAGAATAAGAGTTTACTCTACATATAACCACGGTACAGAATACTTTACTTACGTTGATGATAGAGATAATGATTATGTAGTATTTACGGATAATGTATCTACTTCAGAAACTTATAATAAAACATTACTATGGAAAGCTGACCAGCCTAGTGAAAGTCAAGCACCTGGATATACAAAGTATTGGAAAAAAGGAGACTTGTGTAGTAAAACCACTACAGGATGTAAAATGAGATTTGGGTTTGCTCCTAAAAGTCTTACTAGTACCACATCAACAGGTAAAGCAGCAACAAACACAAATGCTGTGTTACCTTTTGGAGGTTTTCCAGCAGCGAGAAACTTTAAATGATTGATAGTATATTTGAGCATGCTGCAGAATGTGCCCCGCGCGAGTGTTGTGGACTTGTTATACAAGATGGTAACAACAAACGATATATTCCCATGGAAAATATTTCTGAAAATGAAAATGAGTTTGAAATGAACCCATTAGCTTTCGCAACAATTCAAGCTATTTCGAAAATATTATATGTAGTCCATAGTCACTATGATGAAGATTGTCATCCAAGTGAGCATGATATTAATAACTGTAACGAGATTGGCATACCATACTTTATCGTATCGTATCCCGACAAAGATTATACAATTTTAGAGCCAAAATGACAAGAACAATAAAATTAAAAGGAAGAATGGGAGAACTCTTTGGAAAGGAGCATAGATTGAATGTAAAAACAATTCAAGAAGCTATGCACGCCATTGATGTAATGAAAGGAGGACTTCGTAGATATATTATGGAGTGTACTGATTTAGGTATAAAGTTTACTGTTCAGAGAGGAAGTGAAGTAAAGGCATATGCAAAAGAAAACATAGATGACTTTATCGGAGAACAAGATATAGGAAATTTTTTAGATGATGACGATATAATTATTACTCCTGTTCCTGCTGGAGCGATTTTTGGTAAACTTGTTAAAGGTTTATTCAAAGTTATAGCAGGAGCTTTACTTATATGGGGAGCTATAGTAACAGGAGGAGCATTAGGGTACGCTATAGGTGCTATGGGAGCAATGTTAGCATTACAAGGTATTATAGACATGGTGATGCCAGACGCTGACGGAAACGATGAGCCTGAAAAGTCTTCTTTGTTTAACGGACCAGTTAATACAACAAAAGTAGGGGTACCTGTACCTATGGCATATGGTAGAGTAGAGTGTGGTGGAGTTGTTACAAACTTTGGTTTTACGAAAGTTAGAAAAACAAATTCTACTGGATATACAAAAGACGCTTTTGGCGATGTAAATTTCGAGGCATAATATGGGTTGGTTATCAAGTATGATGAAAATAGCAACGGCAGTTGCAGAAAACGAAAAGAGTGCAGAAGATAACAACTCACTTGCTAATATTGGTACAACTACCTCTGGTGGAGGCTCAGGGATTACTTATCATCAAACAGCAGTAATTTATGATGCATTATCAGAAGGCCCTATTGAAGGTTTAGTAGATGATGGTGCAAGTATTAAACTCGGGGGAAACCAAGCATTTAATTATGGGGATAAGGACATAGTAGCTATTTTAGATGCTACAGATGTTAGTTATGTTGCTTCAACAGGAGTTGTAACTGACCATAATACTCCTTCTTTTATAAATTCAGCAAATACAGCACAAGGCAGTAGGGATGTATTAATTGTAGGAGGCTCAAAAAGAGGAACAATCAATACATCAGTAGGAAATACCATTATTTCAGGAGCTTCAGGATTCACCTTTGCTTCTTCAGATGTAGTTCCAGACGGAACTAAAAAACTTTTACCACATATTAGAATTACAGGAGCAGGGCCCGATGGAGGAGATTTTACTGCTCGTGTCACAGAGTTTATCAATACTGCAGCAGTTCGAGTAAATCTTAGACCTTCAAAAAATACAACAAATGCAGTCTGTAAACTAGACTATGTTGGAACTGTAACAAGTTATAACCCTTCACAAAATAAAGTAACAATAGCAGCAGGTGGTGTAGACACAAGTAATACAACAGCAACGCTTAGTACTCCAACAAGAACAGCAACACAAAAACCTCTAGCAAAATACGATAACTTTTTATGGGCATTTAGACATGGTACTAGAAATCAAACTTATCTGCCGACACCAGCAGGTATCGGTAGTGCTTCAGTCGCATACAGAGTAACAAATGGAAACTTAGATACCGTACCAAATACAGGATATCCTACTTGGACAGAACAAGGTAAAAGATTAGGAAAAACAGACAATCCTCCTTATACAGGAACAGCGGGTAACTATGTTGCATCAGGCAGCGGTGGTATGGGAGTATCTGACCCAGGTGAAGTTGATTTAATTAGATTAACTTTTAACTTTCCGCAAGGATTGAACGCTTACAAAGCAGACGGTAATAAGATAGAAAAACAAGGGGCGATATATAGAATTAGTTTAGTATACGAAAGAAATGGAACAGAACATACAACAATATTAAATGGGCAGTCAAGTTATAGTAGTGTAAGCAGAAAATATGGATATAATTATAGTGCAGGACATAGAGGTGGAGTTACTGTTGGAACAGCAATTGTAGCTGGTACAAAAAGAAACTTTAACTATATTTATGAGTTTGATATTAGTAAATTTCAACCGTTTGATAACTATACAATAAAAGTAGAAAGAATAAATGAAGTAAATGGTCAAGAGGGTAATTGGGCATGGAGTTCTTCTGCTACTTTGCAAAGTATTGAAAATATTATAACAGATAAATTAAGTTTTCCTTATACAGCATATGCAGGAGTTATTGTAGATGCAAAAGATTTCACATCTATACCAAAAAGGTCATATGAAATTAGAGGATTAAAAGTAAAAGTTCCTACAAACTATTTTCCAAAAGAAGAAAAAACAGGGGCAGGACTTAGAAGAACAAGTGCAGCTTATACAAGAAATG